TATGAAAAATATAAAAATGATAAAATATTAGAAAATATTAAATTTTATTCAGTTAATGATATAAATGAAGTATTCAATTTAATTTTTATTAGATAGTAAAAGCAATTAATATAATAAAAATATATTATAGATTATTATTATATGGATAATACTGAAGTAAAATCTAATAATAAACCACTAAAATTTTTTCAACCTTTTAATATTCTAGTAGCATTATCTTTTTTTTCACCATTGATTGTTGCATGTTGTATAACAAGTCTATCTTTTATATTTCAAAATTTTAAAGGATTAATTTATTTAGGCTTTCTTATAGGAGTTGCACTTTTACGTGAGCTGATTTACTATGCCAATAAAGTGAAACCAATGGAAGATGATAATAATATTTGTAATAGTATTCAATATAGTAAATATGGCAATGGTTCATTTAGTTCATTTGTTTTTGCATTTACAATATCATATTTATCTGTACCAATGATAACATATAAAAATTCAAATTTTTGGTATATTACTTCATTAATATCTTATTTTTTTATTGATATTTTTATAAAATTATATGAAAAATGTATAGTTAATATGAGTAGTTTATTATTAAATGTTTTAGGGGGTGGTGTATTAGGTTATTTAGTAGTAACATTAATTACTTGGGGTGGATCAAGTAAATATTTATTTTATAATGAACAAACAAGTAATGCAGAAATATGCACACAACCATCTACCCAAACATTTAAATGTAAAGTTTATAAAGATGGAGAATTAGTAGGTAGTATTTAGTTAACTTCTTCTACAACTTCTTCTACAACTTCTTCTACAACTTCTTTTACAACTTCTTCTACAACTTCTTCTACAACTTCTTCTACAACTTCTTCTACAACTTCTTGAACAACTTCTTCTACAACTTCTTGAACAACTTCTACATTTTGTTGTATGTTTTCTTGAATAATTACTTTTGAATTTAACACATATTTAATAATTGGTGGACGAACAAATGCATTTATATTATTAATAATCCAATTTTTAAAAGTTTTTTTAATTAAGTCTCTTTGAAATGAATCATTAATGAGATTTAAATTACCTTTTGTATTATATTTTGCGATAAAATTATTAACAATAGGTATAAGAGGATAATTAACATAAGTATTTATATTTGTATAATTGAATAATGGTTTTCGTTTTTTAGCATTAACATAATTGTGAAATAAATAAAATAAATTTTTGAATTCTAATTTTGTTTTTATATCAGAAATATTAATTTTTGCTAAAAAATTAGTAGCATCTGTTGAACAATCTGGACATGGCAAAAATTTGCATATTAATTTAATTTGTTCAAATAATTGTTTATAAATAGCAGGATAAACATATTCACTTACTCTTTCAGATAATGTATGAAATAAAATCCAAACTGCAGGACCCCAAATTTCTGGAGGAGACATATTATAACAAATATATATAAAAAATATAAAGATATATTACAAAATAATAATAATAAATGAAAAATTATAATATAGAAGGAAATATAGATTTTTATTCTGAATTATACAAATTGCTAGATATTCCGGAAAATGAATTAAAAACACAAGAAGATGAAAAATTATGTTTAATTACTAATGAAGAATTAAAAGAATATTTTATTAAATTAAATTGTGGTCATAAATTTAATTATATTCCTCTTTATAATGATATACAAAATCATAAAAATAAGTTTAATAGTTTAGAGGATAAAAAAAGCCAATTAACAAAAGATGAAATAAGATGTCCTTATTGTAGAAATATTCAGAATGAGTTATTACCTTATCATGAAGAATTAGGATTGCCAAAGATACATGGTGTAAATTTTATTGATTTAAATAAAAAAACAAATATTCATTGTGTGAAAAAATGTTGTCAATATTTAATACATAATAATAATTTTGATGCTAGTAAACCAGTAGAAAATAATTCAATAAATACTTCAGCTAATAGTAATTATTTTAAATGTGCAAATTTCGGTTTTTATGAAATAAATAAATATATAGCAGGTTATCAAGGAGAAGATCAACATTTTTGTTATTTACACAAGAATAAAAAAATAAGAGAGCATAATAAGATAATTAAAGACAAAGCAAAAGAAGAAATTAAGAAAGCAAAAGAAAGTGAAAAAATAAAAGCAAAAGAAGAAAAAAAGAAAATCAAAGAAAATACTGAAAATTTAGTATTAGGTCCAATTAATATTAAACATATTGGTTGTCTTGAAATTTTGAAGTTTGGTTCTAAAAAAGGTTTACAATGTAGTTGTAAAATTTATAATGAAGATAGATGTAAAAGACATGTAAAAAATAAAATACCAGTAATAGAAGAAATATAAGAAATATAATATAAACATAAAATATAATATTTAATTAATGGAAACAAAAGAGCAATTAGTAAATAATATAAAAGAATGGATAAAAATGGATAACGAAATAAGTGAATTAAAGACAAATATTAAAAATCTTAATAATAAAAAAAAAAGTTTGACAGAGAACTTAGTTTCTGTTATGAAAACAAACGAAATAGATTGTTTTGATATAAATGATGGTGCATTAGTTTATAAAAAAAATAAAACTAAAAAACCTATTAATGGTAAAACATTGTTGACTGCATTAAAAAATTATTACAAAACAGATAATAAAATTGCGGAAGAATTAACGAAATACATAATGGATAATCGAGAAGAACAAATTAAAGAGACAATTAAACATAAAATAGAAAAATAATATTTAAATTAAATATAAGTTAAAAAAATATTTATAATTATAATTAATGGAAGACAACGATTATACGCCAATTGAGTCAAAATATTATAATTATAAAGGAAAAAATAGTATGTTTTTATATTTAACAGATAATATAAATATATTTAATAAATTATATATTTGTGCATATAAAGTAAATAATACAGAAAATACTCCTTTTTTAAATATACTTTTACATAAAAAAAAACAAGATGATATACTTAAATTGCCAGAAATAAATAAATTTAAAGAGTTTGATGCAGTAGAGTTAATAAATTATTGTAAAATATATATGTTTGGTTTATTTATGTTAAGTAATTTAAATAATTTTGTAGAAATGTGTTTGTTTAATGGTTTTTATATATTTGAAAATAATTTATATATGTTTTTTGATATAAGTAGTTGTAAAATTAATATGACTAATACTTATAGTAATAGTACTTTATGGTTTGCTATAATTGATGAAATAGTAAATCATGTAAATGTATGCAATATTAAAGTAGATGATAATGTAAAAAATTTATTTGCAATTAATGATGAACTATGTTTTTTAACAGATGAAAATAATGAATGTTATGAATTGCCTATAATAGGTTTTAATGGAACTACAAAAAGTAAAGTAAATTTTAAATATATATTTGGTGAACCAATCCAAAATAAAAATGCTATATTAGGCCCATATTATTATTTTACAGATTTAAAAAATGTATTTAAAGATGAAAAAAATGAATGTATAGTACGTTTTGTATTATTCATAGGAAATGTTAAATATATTGAAAATATAATAAATGATCCTATTGATGATTCTGAAATAAAAAAACAACGTTTAAAAGATTATAATCTTGATCAAAATATGGAACGTTTAACACTTAGAATTTCAGATCATGATGGATTATGGGCGGAAAGTTTTGATAGTGTTTATTTAGGACAACATACAGAACTAGATAATGGTGAATATTTTAAAAATACACCAATCATAGTTATAAAAAAATATGACCAACAAATACCATTGAGTTACCATTATATAAATAAAAATACCCCAGAACAATACTTTATTTTATAAACTTCTAAGAATTATTATTATTAAAATAATATAAATTAATAATATATCAATGGATCCAGTAACATTAATAGGTTTATCAGTTCTTTTTTTTTATTGTTTAACAAAAATATTAGATTTTTATGGGGTAGATAAATCGTCATATCAAACTTATTTAATTTTTTATATTTTTTTAGCACTTTGTATTTTAGCTTTACCAAAAAATGATCAAATATTTTAAATTAAAATATTTTAATATATAAATGAACATATTAACAGAAAAAAATGTTTTTCCACGAGCATATTGCATTAATTTAGATGATGAAGTTATAAATTATAAAAAAATATTAAATGAATTTAACAATATATTAGAAATACATCGTGTTTCAGCTATAGATGCAAAATTAAATAATATTTCTGGTGTTATTGCTTTATATAAAACAAATATTGAATTATTTTATGACATAATAAATAGTGATTATAATCTTCCATATTTAATTGTAATCGAAGATGATATATATAAACATAATAATTTTACTTTTTATTGGCCAAAAATTATTAAATTTATAAATAGTGATTTTAACTGGGATTTTATTAGTTTAGATCATTTTTTAAATTTTGAAAACCCAAAATTAAATGATTATAATGATTTGTTTTATAAAATAGATAAAAGTAGAATGACTGGATTTATGATATATAATATGAATTTTTTGAGAAAAAATTTTGACTATTTATCGAATATAAATTTTACTTTAGATATGACAATGAAACATAATGAACAATTTATTCAACTTATACCAAAAGATTTAATTGTAAAACAATACGTGAACAAAATATCTTATACATGTAATGAGAATACAAAAAAATATGAAGAATATTATGATTCCACTGAAATGTATTTACAAAAATATAAAGATTGTATATTTACAATAGTGTATAAAACTTATAAAAATGATTTAGAATGGTTGAATTATAGTTTATTATCATTAAAAAAATATTTGGATACAACTAACGTATTTGAATTTATTATATACACACATGACGTTGTTTTTACAGATGTATGTAATTTAATGGAAAAATTAAACTTTATAAATTATAGAGTAATCCCAGTTCACTACAATTATCATGGGTATGTAAAACAAATGCAAGTAAAGTTGGATTGTTATAAAGATGTTCAAACAAAATATGTAATTTTATTAGATTCAGATCTAATATTGCAAAAACCATTAAATTTTAATGCTTTAATAAGAATGAATGGACAAATTGAATGGAAATATTTAAGAATAGAAGATGACCCAGATAATAAAAATTTTCGAGTATGGAAAAAAGCATGTGAAGATGCAACAAAATCACCTAAAACGAATCATTATATGAGTAATGGATTTCCTTTTATTTTTACAACAAAAAGTTTAGAAAATGGTGCAAAGAAATTTGAAGAATTACATAATGTAGATTATGAAGATTATTGTCATAATCGATGTGGACATGAAAATATAGAAATTGAAGAAAACACAACTGATATTTTTGACAAACTATCAAAAGTTTTTACAGAATTTGAATATATAGGATATTATTGTCATAATTTCTCAAGTGATTATATTTTTACACCTACTCCTTATTGTTTAATGGATAACCAAAGTAATAAAAGTAATAATGAAGAAATGTATTTTATACAAAATTGGTCTTATGGTGGAATAAATAATGAGATTTTTGAAAAAATACACAACATTTTAGAAAAATAAATAATTAATTATATTATAACTTAATATAAAATGAAAACATTTATATTAACGTGGACACAAAAAGTAAATAATTTGGTAGCAGATGAAACTAATAATTTTTTTGGATTAGGAGATATATTACGTGGAAGTATAAGTATGTTACAATTATCAAAAAAATATAATTTTAATTTTATTTTAGATATTCAATTACACCCTTTATCTAACTATTTAAGAGTTAATAAACATGAGTATAGTGATTACGTATTAGAAAATGCAAATAATATTCCTTTTGTTTATCCAGAAGATATTGAAAAATTTATACAAAATAGCCAAACTGATGTATGTTGTTTATTAACAAATAGTCATTTAATTGATGAAATCACTCAAGAAGATAAAGATTTTATAAAAAATATTCTTATTCCAAATGATGATTTTAGTAATTACATTAATGATTTAAAACTTTCAAAAAATATAACGCAAAG